GCCGCATGGACAAGGCAATGGGATATCTGACCCTGATTCCGCAGGATCGCTACCTTCTCCGGCGGATCGTGGGTTGCCGCGCCCTGGTGCACCCCATCAGCGGCCGGCACCTCTATTCATGGCGACGCCTGGCCGAACTTCTCCGCGCCGACCACAAGGCCATCCAGCGCTGGCATGGCGAAGGCATCCGCATCATCGTCTTTGCGCTCCGCCGGATTGCGGCGGAGGAGAAGATGGCACAGACGGGACAGAAGCCACGCATAGCCGAGGTGCCTCGTGCGGGGATGCCGAAGTTCGCACGCGTTTGCGGCTCCGTCGAGAGAATGTCCGAATCGGACGCGGCACTAGCAACGTTCTGATATTACGGTTTTTTCTGAGTTGGACGTTCGCAACGCGCCGGCCTGCCCGACGGACGCGAAGGTCCAACTCAGCACACCAGGCGATCACGCCGGGACGGCAGCGTTGCTTGACCGGATTCGGCCGTACCGGTAGCAGCATGGGCTCGGGCAAGGAAAACGCTCCGCCGTGACCATCGCGACCTCCGCCTTGCATTTGGCCGACCGGATCTCTCGGGCGACCGGCCTCGGCAGGCGACCATTCGACGCGGAGGCGCTTATCCGGCAGGCCCTTGCGGGACAGGAGCCCACTGCCTTTGGACGGGATTTCGGCCCCGACCAGTTCCGCGAGGGCCTGCTGATTCTTCTCTCCGCCCTGGAATCGGAGGCGAATCTATCGCTGGTCGGCCGCCTCGCCGTCCGCTGGGACACGATCCGCTGCATGCGCAACCTGCTGCGGATGCAGCGCGAGGAAGAGCGCACGCCCAGCATCAGCGCGACCCCCATCCGTCACCCGCTTATCATCACAGGGCTGCCGCGCAGCGGAACGACGTTTCTGCACCGGCTGCTCGACTGCGACCCGAGGATGCGCAGCCCCAGTTGCTGGCAGACCATGTCGCCCTACCCGCCGGAGCGTGGACGCGACCGCCGCATCGAACAGACGGAACGCGAGCTTCGCACCTTTGCTCATATGGCGCCGGGTTTCCGTGACGTGCATCCCCTGACGGCGCGGATGCCACAGGAGTGCACGGAAATCACCGCCCAAGTGTTCCAGTCCCTGCGCTTCGACACGACCTTTCGTATCCCGAGCTATCTTGCCTGGCAGGATCGGCATGGCCACACGCTCGCCTACCGTTTCCACAAGCGCTTCCTCCAGCACCTGCAACACCAAACCGGCGACGACCCAGAGCAGGTGCAATGGGTACTGAAATGCCCCGATCATGTCTTCGCACTGGATGCGGTGCGCAGCATCTATCCTGATGCCCGGATCGTGTTCCTGCATCGCGATCCGCTCAAGGTGCTCCCCTCCGTCGCCAAGCTAACCGAGATTCTCCGCAAACCTTTCACCGAGCACCAGGATCTCTCGGAAATCGGCGCGCAGGTGACAAGCCGTTGGCACCAAGGCGTGGAAGCCATGATGCGCGCCGCGGATTCCAGCGAGACCGGCGGCAATGGCAGGAGTGGCGCGATCTGCCACATCCACTACCGGGACCTGACCGACAATCCCCTTGGGACGATCGCGCGCCTCTACGCGCATTTCGGAATGCCCTTGGACGACGGCGCGATACGCGGGATCACCGCCGAGATGAACCGCGAGACGCGCGGCGGCTACGCGCGGAACGTGTACCGCTTCGCCGACCATGGTCTGAATGCTCAGCGCGAGCGCGGATTCTTTGCCGGCTATATGGAAAGGTTTGAAATCGCAGAGGAAAGCTGCGCTATCTAAATTTATTTCTAATTCGTAAATTTTTTCTGGACAAACGCCCCAGAAATCGCTATATATTTTTATATGATGCCTTGATGTGTCGCTGAGGCGACGGTCTGAACATCAAGTTTTTAGTTCTTTTATCAAAAAGAACAGCGCTTCCTGTTGCGACAAGAAGCCAACACAGTTTTCTCATTGATGATCTGAAGGATCCTGACCTGCTCATGGATCTGGGCCTTGTCGAATGGGCTGAGCTCGTCCTCGAGCAGCTCGAGCAGACGCCTGCGCCGCATCATCGCCGACTGATGGCTGAGCTTGATGCGTTGAGCCGCGGCGATACGGACCGGCTGATGGTGCTGATGCCGCCGGGCTCGGCGAAATCGACCTATGTCTCGGTCTTGTTCCCGGCCTGGTATCTGGCGCGTCATCAGCGCGCGGCCCTCATCATGGCCTGCCACACGGACAGCTTGGCGAGCCATTTCGGCCGCCGCACCCGCGCCCTGGTGCAGGAGCACAGCGCCGTTCTGGACTACAAGCTTTCCCTCGACGAGCGTGCGGCCAATCGCTGGCGGACAAGTGCCGGTGGCGAATATTTCGCGGCCGGTATCCGCGGGCCGATCACCGGGCGGCGGGCCGATCTCGCCATCATCGACGATCCGGTGAAGTCCTGGGCCGAGGCGGACTCGCCGCTGTGCCGCGAGCATGCATGGGAGTGGTATCGCTCGGATTTGCTGCCCCGGCTGAAGCCGCGTGGGCGAGTGGTTCTCGTGATGACACGCTGGCACCAGGATGATCTCGGCGGCCGAATCCTGGACATGGAGCCGGGCTGGTCGGTGTTGCGCCTGCCGGCTCTGGCAGTGGAGCCTGACCCCTTGGGCCGGGCCGAGGGCGAGGCCCTGTGGCCGACATGGGAAGACACCGCGGCCTTGGTGCGCAAGCGGACGGCAATGGGCGAGCGCGCCTTCGCCGCCCTGTTCCAACAGGACCCCCGTCCGCCCTCGGGCGGTCTGTTCATGCCGGAGCGGATCGGCTTCTGCGAGGTGGCACCTAGCGATAGCCTGGCGGTACGGGCCTGGGATCTGGCGGCGGCCCTGCCGGCGCCGGGCAAGGATCCTGACTGGACCGTGGGGCTTCGCTTGGAGCGCGATGCGGATGAAAGATTCATCGTGACCGACATCCAACGGCTGCGCGGCTCGCCGGGCGAGGTAGAGACGGCCATTCTGACGACGGCACAGCGGGATGGCACCGCCGTCGTCATATCTTTGCCGCAGGACCCTGGTCAGGCTGGCCAGGCGCAGACCGCCTATCTGGCGCGCAAGCTGGCCGGTTTCACGGTGCGCTCATCGCCCGAGACGGGAGCCAAGCTCACCCGCGCAGGTCCCGTGGCGGCGCAGGTCGAGGCCGGCAATCTGCGGCTGCTGCGCGCCAGCTGGAACCGGATTTTCCTTGAAGAGTTGAGAGACTTTCCACACGGACGTAAGGATGACCAAGTGGATGCGCTGTCACGAGCCTTCATGAGCCTGGTCTCACCCGCCACGCCCGCGCGGCGCATGCATGTTCCGCTGCTAGCACGCTGAGATTTCTGTTGGGCTGGCGGTCCGACATCGACCATCCAGACTGAACACCCGCCTTACGCGCCGCCGATCGCGCAGACCCGCGCCTTCCGCACTTCTTCCGGAATAATCAAACAATGTTCGACGCGATCCGCGCATTGATCCCGCGTGACCCGGACTATCCGGCACGCGTCGGCACGCTGGATATTCTTCGGCGTGTGCTCAACGGCACCGTGTATGACGTGCTGCCTTACCAATTCCACGAGGAACGTGGCGCCGGTGGCGAATATATCCCCATACGCCAGCGCCGCCCCTCCATCCGCTATGCGCTCTGCCGCACGGTGGTCGAGGACAGCGTGGCGCTGCTCTTCAGCGAAGGCCATTTCCCGGCCATCGTCTGCGCCGATCTCGACCTGCGCAACTTCCTCGCCGATCTCGTGCGCGATGCCGGCCTCAACGCCGTCATGATCGATGCCGCTCTGCGCGGCTCGGTCGGGTCCGTTGCGCTCCTGTTGCGCATCCTCAAGGGCCGCGTCTACGTCGCCGCCATCGACAGCCTGTTCCTCACACCCGTCTGGCGGGCCGACGCGCCCGACACGCTGGAGAGCGTGACCGAGCAATACAAGGTCCGCGGTTCGCTCCTTGCTGCTCAAGGCTACGATATCCCTGAACCGACGGCAGACTACTGGTTCATGCGCCGCTGGGACGCCGAGACGGAGACCTGGTTTCTCCCCTGGCCTGTCGGTAGCGTGCCCGTCGACGGCCCACCGATCGATACAGGCCGCACCGTGCGCCATGGTCTCGGCTTCGTGCCCATCGTCTGGATCCGCAACCTGCCCGGCGGAGACGGCGTCGACGGCGCCTGCACCTTCCGCGCGGCCGTCGAGACCAGCATCGAGATCGACTACCAGCTATCCCAGGCCGGCCGCGGCCTGACCTACAGCTCCGATCCCACGCTGCTCATCAAGGAGCCAGCGACGACGGACCGCGAGATCATCAAAGGCGCCGGCAACGCACTGGTCGTCAGCAAGGACGGGGATGCGCGGCTGCTCGAGATCGGCGGCACGGCCGCCAATGCGGTGATCGACTACGTCCGCATCCTGCGCGAACTGGCACTGGAAAGCGTGCATGGCAACCGCTCCTCGGCCGACCGCATCGCCGCCGCCCAATCCGGTCGCGCGCTGGAGTTGATGAACCAAGGACTTATCTGGCTGGCCGACAATCTGCGCATCTCCTATGGAGACAACGGTCTCCTCACCCTGGTGCGCATGATCATGGCGGCGTCGGCGCGCTATCCGCTCACCGTCCTCGGCCGACCGGCGCCGAAGATGGAGCCTGGCACGCGGCTCTCCCTCGACTGGCCACGCTGGTATCCACCGAGCGCCGCCGATCAACTGGCGGAAGCGCAAACCCTCGCGACGCTTGCCAAGGCCGGACAGATCAGCCGCGAGACCGCCATCCGCGCCATCGCCGACGAATACGGCATCGAGGATGTGGCGGCTGAGCTCGACCGCATCGCAAAGGAGCACCCGAATGACGAGTCCTGATACGCCTGGTCCCGATACGGAGACCGTCGAAAGCTTGCGTGCCCGCGCGGCTGAACTGGAGCAGCAGGTCCGCTCGCTCTCGGAGCAGGCCCGCGCGAACCTCCTGATGTCGGAGTTGAAGGCAGAGGCCGTGCGCGCCGGCATGGTCGATCTCGACGGCCTCAAGCTGCTTGACACATCAACGCTCACCGTCGGGGACCGTGGCGAGGTGGCCGGCGCCGCCGCATTGATGGATCGGTTCCGGCGCACCAAGCCCTGGCTGTTCGGCGCGGCCTCGAGCACGACGACGGCGGTGCCCCCGCCCTCGCAGCCGCCAACCGCCAAGCTGGCGAAGGACATGACCCCCGAGGAATACCGCGCGGCGCGGGCGGCTCTGCTGCGCCGCGTGTAACGCCTCACCAACCCTAAAACCCCAAGAGGATCTCGATGGGCATCCAGAACTTCCCCCCGGCCTTGCAGCCGATCATCCAGCAAGGCTTCCTGGAGCGCGAGTTCCAGCAAGCCCTGCGCTCCCGCCTCGGCTATCGTGCCGTCGCCGACCGCGAAGACATCGCCGTCGGCATCGGCGAGACGCTCACCAAGACCCGCGCCGGGCTCAAGCCCAGCGTCACCACGCCGCTGTCGCCTTCGACCAACACCAATCTCGACAACGGCCTGACGCCGACGAGCTGGGGTGTCGAGCAGTACACGCTGACGCTGAACTTCTATGCGGCGACGGCGGATTTGAACATGGTCACGAGCCGTGTCGGCATCGCCAGCCAGTTCCTGCAGAACGCCTATACCAACGGCGAGCAGGCAGCACGCAGCCTGGACGAACTGTCGCGCAATGCCCTGTTCAACGCCTATTTCGGCGGCAATACCCGGGTGCGCACCTCCCTCGGGGCGGCCGGACCCACCGTCCAGGTCGACGACATCCGCGGCTTTCAGAGCGTCTTCGTCAATGGCCTGCAGGTGCCGGTATCGGCGACCAATCCGCTCACGGTTACCGTCGGCGCCGATGTCTATACCCTGGTCGGCGCGACGGCGGACGCCACCAATGTCTCGACCGCACCGAACGGCGTTTCCGGCCAGCTCACCTTCAGCGGCAGTGTCAGCATCAGCGACGGTGCACAATACAGCTCCGTGCAGGCAGCGACGGCGAGCGCCATCCTGCGTCCCGCCGGCCGCACCAACACGTCGCTCATCCAGGCGAACGACAGCCTGACGATGGGCAATCTCCTCGATGCCGTCGCTACCCTTCGGAAGAATGCGGTGCCCGAGATCGACGGCGTCTACAACTGCTATCTCGACCCGGTTTCGGCGCGGCAGCTGTTCGCCGACCCCGACTTCAAGACGCTGTTCACAGGTGCCACTTCCAGCAATGCCGTGTTCCATGACGGCATGGTCAACGACTTCCTCGGCCTGCGCTTCATACCGACGACCGAGGCCTTCGTGCAGGCGCATCCGACCATCAGCGGCCTCAATATCCGCCGGCCGATCATCTGCGGCCAGGGCGCGCTGATCGAAGGAGACTTCGCCGGGATCGGCGCCGATGACGTGGCACCCAAGGATTCCATCGTCACCATCGTGGACTCGGTCGCCATGGTGACCCGCGAGCCGATCGACCGCCTGCAGCAGATCATCGCGCAGAGCTGGTACTGGATCGGCGGCTTCTGCGCGCCCTCCGACACGACGACGACGCCGCTCACGATCCCCACCGCGACCAACGCTGCCTTCAAGCGCGCGGTGATGGTCGAGCATGCGGGGTAACCGCCATGGCCAGCGGCAGCATCGCCGCCTTCAACCCTGAGGCGACCGTCAGCGTCGCCGCCAGCACCAGCAGCACGGCCGTGGCACTCGGCGGCTCCGGGCCGTCGCTGCTCGTCTACAACGGCAGCAGCAGCACGGCCTTTCTGCGGCTTGGCGCCAGCACGACGCTGACGGCCACAACCGCCGACATGCCGGTGCCCGCGGGCAGCAGCGTGCTGCTGGGCGTGGGTGCGACCGTCACCGCCGCCGCGGTCATTCTGACCACCGGCACAGGGACGGTGTTCCTGACCCGCGGTTCCGGCTCGGTCTACTGAGGATGACTGCCATGGGCTTCACCGACGCCGAGAAGACCGACATCCGGCGCTTCTGCGGCTATCCGGCCTATGGGGCAGGTGCCAGCGGCTTCCAGGGCTGGCGCTTCTTCCAGGCCTATGGCCTGCTGGAATATCGCCTGAACAACCTCTCCTCCGCGGAGGAGGCCGTGTGCCGGACCTATCTCGGCACGCTGCGCGGGCTGGAGATCGCTGTCCCGCAGGCGGGTCAGAACCTCGATACCGACGCGGCCGCCGTCTGGACCCGCAACCCAGACGAGGTGCGCGACCGGTTCAAGCTGCTCGACGAATGGCGGCGCCGGCTCTGCAACTTCCTGGGCGTGCCGCCCGGACCCGCCTTCGCCGATCCTGGCATCACCTTGGTGGTGTGATGGACGCCGACCGTTTGAACGACCGTATCGCGCGCGGCATGGGTCAGGCCGCGTTCCGCCTCGGCGAGGGCTATGACGCCTTCCGCCCGCGCGACGCGATCAATCCCCTGGCGCGCGCCAATCTCCTGCTGCGCCTGAAGGTCGCCTTCCATGGCGAAGACAAGGATTGGCGCCGCAGCGCCCGCTACGGCCAGCCGCTATGGTTTGCGATCCACGACACCGCCTATACCCAGCCGGGCGACTATCTGCGCGGCCCGCGCGGGATCTTCTTCATTGCCGCCCAGCCGCCCCTGCTGCCGACCGTCTGCGTCCTCACCAACCGCACCCTGCGCTTCGCCCGCGCCGACGGCGCGCGCAAGCCGGGCACTAACGGCTATGGCGGGATCGAGCAACGCGCGGAAACGCTCCTGCTGGACGACTGGCCGGCGAGCGTTCTCGCCGCCGGTGCCGGGGCGCACGGCGGCGGCGCCCTGCCCGGCGAACCAGGGCCCGCGAGCTGGACCGTGCTGCTACCGGCGCTCCACGGCCCCCAATCCGTCGAGCTCCGGCAGGACGATCTGATGACGGACGAGGTCGGCACACGCGCGGTGATCAGCGCCGTCGAGCGGACGGAACTCGGCTGGCGTCTCACAGCGACACAGGCGGTGACCTGATGGCCGATCAATCCGATGTGGAGAATGCCCTCGTCGCCGCCATCACGGCGACGCTCTATCCCAATGGCGCGACCGAGGCCTCGATCATCTGCACGGGCCGCGTGACCATCCGCGTCTATCGCGGCTGGCCGGTCAGCGCCGCTCTGCAGGCCGACCTGGCCGAGGGAATCGTCAATGTCAGCGTCTTCCCGAGCGGCGAGCCGCGCGACACGACGCGCTATCCCACGGCCTGGAATGTGACGACGGCCACGGTGCCCACGCTCACGGTCTCGGTGACGAACACCATGGTGGCCTTCGCCGGGACCACGGCCGCCGGACAGATGGCGGGCGTAGCGCTTGATGGCGCGACTTATATTTATCTCGTGCAGGCTGGCGACACGACGGCGCTGGTCGCGGCGGCACTCGCGGCCCAAATCATCGCCGCGGGCCAGATCGTGCAGATCGCGGGCGCCACACTGACCATACCCGCGGCCTCCAGGCTCTTCGCGCGGGTCGAGCAGGCGCAGAGCGCCTTCCGCGAAACCCGTCGCCAGAAGCAGAACTTTCGCGTCAGCTGCTGGTGCCCCGACCCGATCCTGCGCGACCAGGTCGCGGCGGCCATCGATGCCGCAATGGCCAATACCACCTTCCTGACGCTCGCCGACGGGACCGCCGCCCGCGTCACGCTCGCGGGCGGAGCCACCATCGACCAATCGGAGAATGCGACGCTCTACCGCCGCGATCTCATCTACGCCGCCGACTACGCCACCACCCTCACCGCCGCGCAGCCGGCGATGGTGTTCGGAACGGGGACGCTCTCCAGCCCCGCCGGAGCCCTCTCGCCCCTCCTCGGCTAAACCCAAGGAAACCCCATGCCCATCGTTCAACAGGGCGCCATCAACACGACGGCGCTGGTGGTGCCAGACCTCTATGTGCAGATCGTGCCGCCGCAGACGCTGCTGCTCAACGGCGTGCCGACCGACATTCTCGGCATCGTCGGCAGCGCCAGCTGGGGGCCGGTCGGCCAGCCCGTCACCATCGGCAGCATGGCGCAATATGCCACGAGCTTCGGCCCGGTCATGCCGCGCCTCTATGACATGGGCACGCAACTGGCCACCGCCGTGCAGCAGGGCGCGCAGAACTTCCGCTGCGTGCGTGTGACGGACGGCAGCGACACGGCAGCCACGCTGACCCTGCAGAGCGCGATCACACTGAAGGCGCTCCATACCGGCAGCTACGGCAACGGCATCAGCGTGTCGCTCTCGGCCGGATCGCAGTCGGGCAGCTCGCGCATCACCGTGGCACTCCCCGGCAATACGCCCGAGGTCTTCGACAATATCACCGGCACGGGCGCCGCCCTGTGGCAGGCGATGGTCGCCGCCATCAATACCGGGACCGGCCCGCTGCGCGGCGCGTCCCAGACGGTGACGGCGAGCTATGCCGGCGGCACGGCGGCGCCCGTCGCCGGCACCTTCAGCTTCGCCTCCGGCACCGCCGGCACGGATGGCGCGCTCAACGTCACCTCCGCCATGCTGGTCGGCAGCGATTCCGTGCCGCGCACCGGCATGTATGCGCTGCGCGGCCAGGGCTGCTCCGTCGCGCTGCTCGCGGATTCGATCGACACCACGCAATATACGACGCAGGCGGCCTTCGGCCTCTCCGAGGGCGTCTACATGATCCTGACCGGACCGTCAGGCGACACGACGGCGAACGCCGTCGCCACCAAGGCGACCGCCGGCCTCGACAGCTATGCCGCGAAGCTGATGTTCGGCGACTGGCTCTATTGGTACGATCAGGCGAATGCGGTGACGCGGCTGGTGTCGCCGCAGGGCTTCGCCGCCGGACGACTGGTCAACCTCTCGCCCGAACAGTCGAGCCTCAACAAGCCGCTCTACAGCATCACGGGCAGCCAGAAGAGCGGCTCGGTCGCCTCTGGCCAGTCCAGCACCTATGCGACCGCCGACCTGCAACTGCTGTTCCAGAACGGCATCGACGTGATCTGCAACCCGCAGCCCGGCGGCAGCTATTGGGGCGTGCGCTGCGGCCACAACTCCTCCTCCAACGCCGCGGTCAACGGCGACAACTACACGCGGCTGACGAACTACATCGCGGCCACGCTCAGCGCCGGCATGGGCCTCTATGTCGGCGAGGTCATCAATTCCACCCTGTTCCAGAACATCAAGGCGACCCTGCTCGCCTTCCTGCAGGGCATGCTGACGCAGGGCCTGCTGGGCAGCACGAATGGCAGCCAGCCCTTCTCGGTGGTCTGCGACACCACGAACAACCCGGCCTCGCGCACGGCCCTCGGCTATGTGCAGGCGGATGTGCAGGTCCAGTATCAGGGCATCAACGAGAAATTCATCGTCAACGTCGAGGGCGGCCAGACCGTACAGGTCAGCAACCAGACCCTCACCAGCGGCCCCAATTCGTAACGGAGCGCAAGCATCATGGCTCTCAACACCTTCAACACCGGCAAGGATTGCCAAGTCGTCGTGCTCGGACCCTTCGGGCGTGTCGACCTCGAACATGTCACCGGCTTCGAAAGCCGTCAGATGACGGCCTCCATCCGCGTCGACCGCATGGACGGCACCATGATCGGCGCCGAACTGCCGAAGGGCTGGGAAGGCTCCTTCGATATCGAGCGCGGCTCGTCCTCGGCCGACGACCTCGTGGCGCAGCTCGAGCAGAGCTACCTCAACGGCAGCACCCCGGCGCCCGGCACGCTCTACCAATATATCGATGAGATCGACGGCTCGACCTCGACCTATCAATACAACAACGTCAGTTTCAAGCTGACCTCCTCGGGCCTCTACAAGGGCGATTCGAGCGTGAAACAGAAGCTGGAATTCTTCGCCAGCAGCCGGAGCAGCGTCTCGTGAGCCGCCCCTCGGAGATAATCTTCGACGACTACGGGCTGGTCGAACGTATCGACGCCACAGGGCGCCGGCTGCAGGTACAGAAGCCGACGGTGCTCGACAAGCTGCGGCTGTTCAAGGCGGTGGGACCGGATATGGCGCAGAACCCGCCCTATCTCGGGCTGGCGCTGACGGCTTGCGCCGTCAAGTTCATCGACGATGTTCCGGTGCCGCATCCCAGTAACGAGCAGCAGATCGAGAACCTCATCCTCCGCCTGGGCGACGCAGGGATGAATGCCGCCGGAACCGTGGTCACCCCGCGTGAGCCATCGGATGCGGAGGTGCGAGAGGAAGCGGGAAACTCAGCCGGCACCCCGATCTGAAAGAGTGTCTCTATCTCGTGAAGAACGGGGTGCCCTTCGATATCGCCTTTACCCTGCCCAAAGCCGAGCGCCGCGCCTTCACGGTCGCGATCGGCGAGCTGGACGGCTCGACACGCTATGACTGGCAGGCCATGGGCTGGGAGCAATGACGCGATGCCGACCCTCGCCGAACTCTCCCGCCTCGACCTGACCGAGATCAAGCGCCGCGCCCTGGCGGCCGGCGCCGCCGCCCTGGCCGAGGCCGCCCGCCGCCGTGCCGGAGCCGCGCCCGACGCGATCACGCATGCGGTGACGGAAGATAACCGCGCAATCGTGCGGGTCGTTGACCCTGCACTCGTCCGGCGCGAGCGCGGCGATGTGGGAAAGGCGCCTGCGCCCTTCCTCGCCCCGGATGCCGCCGATCGCCTCGCGGTGCGCGCGGCCATCGCGGAAAGCCTGCGAAAGGATCTGCCGTGAGCGACGAACTCGAATCCATCGGTATCTCCCTCGTCCTCGACGATGAGGTTGCCGAGGGCATCCGCCGCATCAGCCGGGAGATGGCGCTGTTCAGCCGCCAGACGGAGTTCACGGCGGCACAGATGAGCCGGGTCGCGCGGCAGCATCTCGGCGCCTATCTGCCGCCCGAGCCCGAGCGACGGAAGCCGGCAGTGGCGCCCGTGACGGTCGCGGCGCCCCCCAAGGTGCCCACGATGCCGGCGACGGAGGCGCCGCAGGCACCGGCGCCGGTTGCCCCTCGGGGTGAATTGGAGCGAAAGCCGGCTCCCGCCGCCATTGCCCCGATGCCGAACCCGCCGCCACCGCGCCCGCCAGCACCAGCAACCCAGAGTAGCGCGCGCCCGGCAACGGTGGTGCCGCAGGTCGTGCCACAGACGCGCCCCGTGCCGACGGCGCAGCAGAGTCCACCCCAGCCGCGCCCCGTGCCAGCGACGCAGCCCGCTCCGGCCCAGCCGCGCGTGACGCCAGGCCCGGTCGCCGCAGCATCGCCGCGCCCCGCGACCGTGGTCCCGCCGCCTCCGGCATCCCCGGCGTCGCCCTCGCG